GGCCACGGGGGGGTCGTGCGCTATTGTATATGGCCTCGTACAAAAATCAGGAAAAATAGACCTGTTAACCAAGGCTGGTTTACAGCAGCGCCCACACAGCTCTAAATTAATTGGGGACAGATGAACTGCAGCGATTTGCACCGTCAACTACCCAGAGATGTGTACACGCTAGTGCTAGGCAGACCTATCTAGATGATAACCATTCTCATTAAAGTTTCATGCAACTATATACTTAAGAGTATCAACTAGATACTTAAACAGCAACCTATAACTACACCCCCCATATGGACCATTGAGCTAGGGAGGTACAACATATTTCATTCTTTCCAAAAGAAAAGCTTGACATTGTTTTCAATGTGTGTAAAACTACCGACACCTGCACCATGTATGCTTTGACATACAGGCGATACGAAGAAAAAGTATAGGCTACCTTCCGGCTACAGGTAAAGAAATGAGCTTGCAATCGGCTGCTGAAGAGAAAAGACTCGGGGGGAGAAGCATTGATGCATAAATGTTTCTCTAGCTCTGAATACTGGCAGTGATGACACCTTACACTGACCAGACTAGACTTGATGTGGGTACTTGTTAAAAGCTGTTGCTAAAAGGGTGGGCTAACAACAGCCATAGATGAACACATCCCTTATGGGCTTTCTAGGTGTATGTTCTAGATATTAGGTATAGTTGGTTGTATTTCACTATGTGATATAAACAGTCAACAACACTTATAGACATACATTGGGATAGGTTGTTATGTTCAGCAATAAATGCTGACATACCACCTTAGCTAGGCTATGCTTGTGTTATTACTCAATAGTGTGTTAGCATGAAGCATTATGAACTTATACACCAGACAAGACTTAGAAGACAGAGGCTTAACCAACACCTATCCCTACAGCGTATTTACACAGGCTTCATTAGCTCTGCACAGGGGATATGTAGACAAGATGCATTTGTTTCACAGTGATGTTTATTATGTTAGAGCAGCACTGGAGAAAAACACTGGGTATGTATTTCCTTTAGACAAGGTTGAAGAAGCCATGAGAGCTGAGGGATGGAAAGAACATAGGCACTTACCAAAGAAGAAACAACATGGCAACAAAGAAAAGTACAGTTAATGCTGCTGGCAATTACACCAAGCCTACGATGAGGAAGGCTTTGGTAGCTAGTGTTAAGGCTGGCACTAAGGGTGGTGATGCTGGTGAATGGTCTGCTAGGAAGGCTCAGCTTGTTGCTAAGCTGTATAAAGCTAAGGGTGGTGGTTATAAATGAAGCCTTCACAGAAGTCCTTGAAAGACTGGACAGAACAGAAGTGGACAACAAAGTCTGGTAAGCCTTCTTCTAAAACAGGAGAGCGTTATCTACCTGAGGCTGCCATTAAGTCTTTAAGTGCTGCTGAGTATGCAGCCACCACTAAAGCCAAGCGTGAGGGTACTAAAGCTGGTAAGCAGTTTGTTAAACAGCCTAAGGCCATTGCTAAGAAAGTGAGCAAGTTCAGATGATTAAAAGAGGCAGTGAAGAGTTTTCAGGGTATAACAAGCCTAAGGCTACACCTAAGCATCCTACGAAGAGTCATGCTGTGTTAGCCAAAGAGGGCGATACAGTGAAGCTAATTAGGTTTGGACAGCAGGGTGTTAGTGGTGCTGGAGCTAGTCCATCTACACCGAAAGAGAAAGCTAGACAAAAGAGTTTCAAAGCTAGACATGCTGAGAACATTAACAAGGGTAAGATGTCTGCTGCTTATTGGGCAGACAAGGTTAAGTGGTAACTAAAAGGAGAAACTATGGCTACCGATGCAGAGAAAGTTAAGATGTACCGTGAGAAGGCTAAGGACGCTTCCATTCCTCAAGAGGTGAGAAACAGCTATTTGGATAGGGCCAATGAGCTGGAGCGTAAGGCTTATGAAGCTACAAAGGTTCCTGAGAAGAAGATGGCTAAGGGTGGTATGCCTGTCAGAGGTAGTCGTACAGCCACTAATGCAAAGAAGAAGATGATGGGTGGTGGTTATGCTATGCCAGCTAAAACAACCATGATGTCTAAGGGTGGTGCTGTTAAGAAAGCTCCAGCTAAGAAAGGTAAATGATGGCTACTAAGAAAGCGTTTAAACCTTGTGAGGGATGCCCCTCACCAGCTAAGTGTAAAGCTGCTGGTAAGTGTATGGCTAAAGAGGGCAAGGGTGGTAAGCCTATGGTGGCTATTATGATTGGTGTTGGTAAGCCAATGAAAGCTAAGAAGAAATAATGGCTACTAAAAAGCAAACAGCTAAGATTGCCAAGGTGATGGGTGAGTTTAAAGACAAGGGCTTACACAGTGGCAAAGGCGGTAAGGTTGTTACAAACCCCAAGCAAGCCATTGCCATTGCCTTGTCTGAAGCTAAAGTGAAGCCTAAGAAGAAATGAGCAAAGAACCTAAGATTAGAAGTGTTGGTACAAACCTGACAGCAGGATCTGCCAACACTGTCTACACCTGTCCTGACAACTTCATTGCTAAGATGAATTTGTTATTTGTTTCCAATCATGGAGGCAATAATAAAAATGTATCTATTCAATGGCATGATGCCAGTGCTAGTGCTAGTTACTACATCGTAGGTGGTTATGTTTTATCTGCTAACGGTTATCTAAAGCTTGATGGTAGCTATCTTGTTCTTAATCCCGGAGACTATCTCATAGTGACTCCAGAGGCTGGTAGCACCATGTCTACCACTGTATCTGTAGAAGAATTTTATGAACAAGGACTATTTTAATTATGGCTAAGAGAGAACTAAACGAACAGCAGAAGAAGTTCATTGAGGTGTTATTTGCTGAGGCTGGTGGTAATCCAGCTAAGGCTAGACAGCTTGCTGGCTACAGCGAAGGCTATGCCACCAAGATGATTATGGACACTCTCAAGGAAGAAGTGATTGAAGCTACACAGCTTTACATTGCTATGAATGCTCCTCGTGCAGCTATGGCTGTTGTGAGTGGTATTGCTGATCCTACAGAGCTGGGTTTGAAAGAAAAGCTCAATGCTGCTAAGGATTTGTTAGACAGGGCTGGCTTGGTAAAAACTGATAAGGTTCAGATTGAAGCTCCATCTGGAATTATGATTTTGCCAGCCAAAGACAAGAGTGAGTGAGAGAGACTTAGGGGCTTGGATATTGCCCCAACCTAGAGATAAGGAAACATATGTACCCATACCAAAGATTGGTAGAACTATACCTTTTGGTTACAGACAAGATGAAACAGATCCTGACCTCCTGCAGCCAATACCTGCGGAACTTGAAGCGTTAGAAAAAGCTAAGAAACATCTAAAACAATATCCTTCTAGGCAGGTAGCTGCTTGGTTGACTAAGGTGAGTGGCAGAGAGATTAGTCATGTTGGTCTTTTAAAGAGAATTAAGAGTGAGCGAAAACACGGATACAAATCCACTACTTACCGCAACCTTGCCCGAAGGCTCCAAAAAGCCCTTGAGCAAGCGCAAAGGTACGAAAAGAGGCTCGGCAAAGAAGACCAAACCGGATACTTCGAGTCAGAAAGCTACACCAAGCTTACCCAATATATCGATAGCAAGCTCGGAGGAGACACCGCTACCAATAGCTGATGAGAGAGAAGTGTTGTTTAAGCCCAACCCCGGGCCTCAAACATTCTTCTTAGCATCATCAGAGAGGGAAGTGTTGTATGGTGGAGCTGCTGGTGGTGGTAAAAGTTATGCCATGCTTGCAGATCCACTTAGGTATATGGTGCATCCACAGTTTTCTGGGTTGCTTTTGCGTCACACGACAGAAGAACTTCGAGAACTTATCTGGAAAAGCCAAGAGCTTTATCCAAAGATTTACCCCGGCATCAAGTGGAGTGAGAGAAAGATGCAGTGGGAAGCACCTTCAGGGGCAAGACTATGGATGTCTTACCTTGATAGAGACGAAGATGTGTTGAGATATCAGGGTTTGGCGTTTAGTTGGATTGGTTTTGATGAGTTGACGCAGTGGCATACTCCATTTCCGTGGAACTATATGCGTTCTCGCTTGCGTACAGCAGCGTCAGACCTACCAATCTTCATGAGAGCTACTACCAATCCGGGTGGTCCGGGTCATGCTTGGGTGAAGAAGATGTTTATTGACCCTTCTCCAGCAGGAAAAGCCTTTGATGCCACTGATATTGAGAGTGGTACAACCCTAGTCTACCCAAAAGGACACAGCAAAGAGGGGCAGCCACTGTTTAAGCGTAGGTTTATCCCTGCTATGTTGACGGATAACCCCTACTTGATGCAGACTGGTGACTATGAGACGATGTTGTTGTCTCTGCCTGAGCATCAGAGGAAGCAATTGCTTGAAGGTAACTGGGATATTGCTGAAGGTGCAGCGTTTCCTGAGTTTAATAGGCAGATTCATGTAGTGGAACCGTTCCACATTCCGAGTAATTGGACTAAATTTAGGGCTTGTGACTATGGATACGGAAGTTATAGTGCTGTGGTGTGGTTTGCTGTGTCTCCAAGTGAACAATTGGTTATCTATCGTGAGCTATATGTTAGTAAGGTACTTGCCAAAGACCTCGCTCACATGATATTGAGGGCTGAAGAGAACGATGGTCCTCTTCGGTACGGTGTATTGGATAGTAGTTGCTGGCATAAGAGGGGTGACACTGGTCCATCACTGGCAGAACAGATGATTGCAGAGGGTTGTAGGTGGAGGCCAGCGGATAGAAGTGCTGGTAGTAGGGTGTCGGGTAAAAATGAGTTGCATCGAAGGTTACAACTTGACCCCTTTACAGAACAACCAAGACTAGTTATAACAAGCAACTGTGTAAATACGATTGCTCAGCTACCCATCATACCTTTGGATAAAAAGAACCCAGAGGATATTGATACTAAAGCTGAAGATCACTTATACGATGCCATTCGCTACGGTGTAATGAGCAGACCTAGAAGCAGCTTGTTCGATTACAATCCATTAACCTCTGGTGGTAGTGGTATGAGGATGGCAGATCCCACATTTGGGTATTAAAGGGTATTTATGGCGACAAACAATTTTATGGATGACAAATCCATTAGTTTAAAAGACACACAAGAAAATGAGGCTATACCGTTTGCTGGTAGTAGCCTCTTGGATTTTCTAAACGAGAGATATACGAAGGCTGAAGAGAGCCGTAGACAAGACGAACAGCGTTGGCTCAAGGCATATAGAAACTATCGTGGTATCTATGGACCTGATGTTAAATTCACTGAGACAGAGAAGAGCCGTGTATTTATTAAAGTGACAAAGACCAAGGTGCTTGCAGCATATGGTCAAATCACTGATGTGTTATTTGCTAATAACAAGTTTCCTCTGAGTGTTGATCCCACTGTCTTGCCTGATGGTGTGGTTGATACAGTACATATCGATCCTAAAGCACCAGAAGGTGCAGAAGCTGAGATTGCTTCACCGTTTGGTTACAAAGGTGATGGTAAAGATTTGCCTCCCGGTGCTACCTTGTCTTCTTTGATGGACAAGCTTGGTCCTTTGAAGAACCAGCTTAAAGATCAAGAAGGATTGAAGGAAGGTCCGGGTGTTACTCCTTCTTCGTTGACATTCCATCCTGCAATGGTTGCAGCTAAGAAGATGGAGAAGAAGATTCATGACCAGTTGGATGAGAGTGGTGCTAACAAGCATCTGCGTTCCACTGCCTTTGAGATGGCTCTGTTTGGTACAGGCATCATGAAAGGTCCATTTGCTAAGACCAAAGAATATCCTAACTGGGATGAAGAAGGCAACTACAAGCCTGAGATGAAGACAGTACCAGATACATCACATGTATCCATCTGGAACTTCTATCCTGATCCTGATGGCTCTAACATGGAAGAGGTTCAATATATTATTGAGCGTCACAAGCTGAGTGCTACACAGCTTAGAGCTTTGAAGAATCGTCCTCACTTCAGAGCTAATGTAATTGAAGAAGTTATTGAAGGCGGTACTTCCTATGTTAAGAAATATTGGGAAGATGACTTAAGAGACTATGCTCCCAACTTGGGACTAGATAGATTTGAAGTGTTGGAATACTGGGGCAATGTAGATGTTGAGTTGCTCAGTGACAACGATATTGATATTCCTGAAGCTTTGTTGGAAGCTAAGGAACTTCAAGCTAATGTGTGGTTCTGCAATGGCAAAATCATTCGTTTAGTATTGAATCCGTTTAAGCCAGCCAACATTCCGTATTACGCTGCTCCTTGCGAATTAAACCCCTACTCTCTATTTGGCATTGGTGTTGCCGAAAACATGGACGACACCCAGACCCTCATGAATGGTTTTATGCGTATGGCTGTAGATAATGCGGTGTTGTCTGGCAACCTTGTATTCGAGGTGGATGAAACCAACCTCGTTCCCGGTCAAGACTTATCTGTCTATCCGGGTAAAGTGTTTAGAAGACAGGGTGGTGCTCCCGGTCAAAGCTTGTTTGGAACTAAGTTTCCCAATGTAGCTGCTGAGAACCTACAACTGTTTGACAAAGCACGACAGCTTGCTGATGAATCTACAGGCATGCCTTCATTCTCACACGGTCAAACTGGTGTTAGTGGTGTAGGTAGAACAGCCTCTGGCATTTCTATGTTGATGAATGCTGCATCTGGTAGCGTTAAAACCATCATCAAGAATGTGGATGATTATTTGTTAGCTCCTTTGGGTAAGGCTTTCTTCAGCTTCAACATGCAGTTTGATTTTGATCAAAGCATTAAAGGTGACTTAGAAGTTACTGCCAGAGGTACAGAAAGCTTGATGGCTAATGAGGTGAGAAGCCAGAGATTGATGCAGTTCTTGCAGATTGCTAGCTCTCCAGCATTGATGCCATTTGCTAAGTTCCCTTACATCATCCGTGAAATTGCTAAGAGTATGGACTTAGATCCAGACAAGGTGACTAACAATATGGATGAGGCTATGCGTCAAGCTTTGCTGATGCAACAAGCAACGGCTCCTGCCCCAGCAGAAGGTGCTCCTCCTGTTGGTGGTCCAGAAGGTGGTCCTCCTCCAGTCTCTGATATGACTGGTGGCGGTGGTGGAAATATTGGCGTTGGTGCTGCACCAGTGCCGGGTGAACAAGGATTTGCTGGTAATGTCCAAGCCGTACCTCCCCAAGCTTAAAGGCTTCGTTAACACTCATGTGACATGGGATGCGTTCCAAGATTTGCTTGATGCAGAAATTGCAAGCAAGCAAAAAGATTTGGAACAAGCTTCAGATATGCGTGAGATTGGAAAGGCTCAAGGAGCCATTGCTGCTTTACGCAGATTGAAATATCTTAAGGATGAAGTGAATGTACACAAATAACATGGCTAAGCTGTTTGCTGAAGGCGGCATGAATGATGAAGGTGGTACGGTAGATCCAGTATCTGGTAACGATGTGCCTCCGGGTTCTTTGCAAAAAGAAGTGAGAGATGACATTGATGCTAAGCTCAGTGAAGGTGAGTTTGTTATTCCTGCTGATGTTGTTAGATATATTGGTCTTGAGAGATTGATGAAGCTTCGTGATGAAGCTAAGCAAGGCTTGGCTCGTATGGCAGAGATTGGTCAGATGGGTAATGCTGAAGAAGTTGCTAACCCAGAAGCTTTGCATGATGGTGAAGATGATGGCTTTGATTCTGAGATTAATGACATCATGGAAGAAGTGGATATGGAGAGTAAGGGCGAGAAGAGATTTGCTGTAGGAGGATCTGTCTTTGTTCCTCCAGCAGATAAAGACATTCTTGCTAAATACAACATACCAAGAACATCCATCACTAACTCTGCTTTAGATGTTAGACTTTTAAAGAATGCTGCTGGTGATTCTTTGTATATGACCTACTTTAATGGAAAGCCCGGTAGTGCTATTCCTGCAGGTTATTCTGTAGTAGATACTAATCCAGCTAGTAGAATGACTGGTACTGGATTAACAGACACAACAAAAACAGGAAGCACTGTTAAACAAAATGTAGAAGGTAGTGCTAGTGTAGACAGTGGTAACACAGGTCTAACTACTGCTGGTGGCACAACTGGTGGTGGCATGAATTCATCCATGACAGATCTTTCTTTGGCTGGTGTATCTATTACAGGTAAAGATGGTAAGGTGGTTACACCGGGTGGTACTGAAACAACAACAGATGGAGGTATGGGTGTCAACTCTTATGGTGGTGGTATTACATCAGGTACTGATGGAAGTGTTAGCACAGGTGCTGGTGGCTTCACTTTAAATCCTGATGGCTCAGTAACAGCCAATAAAGTTAATCAAGGCTTAACTGCTGCTGCTGGTATTGTTAGCCCTATGTTGGGTATTGCTGCTCGAATTAATAATGCACTAGCTACTAGCTCGGCAAAAGACTTTACTAGATCTATTGCAGACACTATGGGTGCTAACACTGACACAAGCACTGCTGCTGCCACGGCTGGTCCAACAGGCACTGGTGGTTCTTCAGCACAGGCTGCTTCTGATGCAGCTTCTGCTGCTACAAGTCTGGGGCTTAGTGGTGCTGCTGCTGGAGCAGCTAGTCAAGCTGCTGCTGATGTCATCACAAGGGGCGGTAATGCTGCCGATGCTGCTGAGGCAGGTAGAGTAGCTGCTGCTGATGTTGCTAGTGGCGAACAATCTAGCACAGAAGTATTAGGAACAGAGGAAAGACAAGCCGCCTATCGTGAAAGCTTAGGTGGTTTTGATGTAGCTGGTCCTATGGAATTTGGCGGCTTTGGTGGTGGTGGAGGCGGTGGTGGCGGTAAGAGTTATGA